CCGTTGACATGCTGGCGCCTTGTGGTGGGTAGAAACGCTTTTCGGCGCCTTTGCTTTTGACGATCTTATGCTTGCCAAGGCACTTGGCATGGTCTGCAAAAATGGTCGAAGTGTCGCGCAGTTTGTAGGTAGTGCGGCCAATGGTGATTGTGTTCATAGTGTTAGTCCTTAAAATGATGAGCAATAGATAAAGCAGGTTGCAGTCTCACCGACAATGATTGTGTGGTTGTCGAGATAGTCGCGCACCATTTCTCTATGCACAATTTCGTCGTCGTTTTCGGATAACTCAATCCCGTAGGCTTTGGCAATGTCTTCAAAACTGTCTTCGCTGTAGTCGCAGCAGAGCGCGATAACATCGAGGTCATACCCGCCACCGTCGAAGTCTTCTAAGTAGTCGAACAGAGCGCCTAGACCCTCATAACTGAATTGATCAGCGCGGCCATACGCGCGGAATGCGTCACGGAAGTCTGAAACATTGATTGTTTGAATCATTTAATTTACTCCACTGTTATCGGGACAATTTCCCGCCTATGCGCCCATGTCAGGCGCATAAGCTGGCACTGTCAAAGTGCGCCTAAGCGGCGCAGCGCCACATAGTGCAGCAGGATATGCGTCCGTGTCATGCCAGCGCTAGGCTTGGCAGCGCTGCCCCTTATTTCGTCCACTGTCAACAGCCCAAGCAGGGCTGCTAGATATTTTTGTCGTGTCATGGTTAAACCCCTAGTTCGTCAACATGCCAAGCAATAATCCATTGACCCTCGCGGGTTTTGGCGGATAGGTAAGGCGCTGCGCCGTGGCATTCGCGTTCGATTAAAAAGTCGATGAAATCACAATCAGGCAGTGATTTAAGGTAATGCAGCGCTTGCAGCGCGGTTTGTGGATACATGATCAACCCCTTCATTTAATGAGAACATCGAAATACGCCAGCATCAGGCAAAGCAAACCAGCTACCAGCGCCAGTGCCGAAAATGCTTTCAAGATGGCGCGCAATACGCGGCCGCGTGTCGTGAAGATATTGCGGGGCATTGTTCAAGCCTCCCAAATGCCATAGCCCCTAGGCATGCGGGTAAGGCCGTGCTGATGCTTAAATCGTGCGATGGCGTCCTTACGGCTTGCGCCGTAGGCTGTCATAGCGACATGAATCCATTGTGGGATGTGTATGTAATAGCGTGTCATGTTGTCGTTTCCTTTTCTGTTGTTGAAGTCTATATTGTAAGCGATTTATTTACAGTAACGGGCTAGTCAGCCGGATCACATTGGCGCGTGTCGTTCCATCGTTTTGCTTGATCCAGCGCTGGCGCCGTTCCAGCATGTCGTCGCGGCTTGCCAATAGGTCTAGCAAGGCCAGCGTGTGGCGTTCGCTGGCGCTGACATGCGCCAGTGTGTAGCGCAGTCCGTTATCGCGTATGCAGCGCTGGTGCAGTTTGTATTGTGTTCGTGTCATGTCGTTTGCCCTTTCAGTGGTTGTAAAAATGCTACCCTTTCATATATATAGCATAAGAGAATCGTGCCAGCTTTTGAAATATCCTTGTAAAACAATCACTTACATGTCGTAAGCAAAACCCTATGTAAACAAATTGTTTACAAAATCATGGGTCATTTGGGCCATTAATTAGGTGCGGGTTTTGTGGCTGTTGACACATGCGCCGCCATAGTGAAGATATGGGTTTTGGGTCATTTGGGTCATGTGATGTATAAATAGATAAAAGTGTAAATTGTATACAGTTACTGTATGCAATGTTATAAGCCAGCGATTTTTCCGCGATGGCTAAATGACCTAAATGACCCATAAGCCGCACGCCGCCAGAGCGCGCCAAAACCCCTTGCATGGGTCACATGGGTCAATGTATAGGCCATGACCCAAATGACCCATGCAACATGTGATCGCATGGCCTTGTGCATGTTGTAAGGCGCTGACTTATTTGGGTCAACCCAAATGACCCATGTTAGTCAGCACTCACTCACCTGGTTGTTAGTCAGTGCTTACTTACCAAACTGTAAGTTAGTGCGTACTAACTTGTAAGCGAGTGCTAACTGGGGCGGTGCATGTTAGTTAGCGCTTACATCTGTATGCTGTAAGTGAGTGCTTGCTAACTTAGGGGCAGGGGGGTGGGGGAGGGGGGCAGGGCCGGCGACAGGGCCAGCCGGTAGCGTAGGGGCCGCAAACAAAATTTTTTTTGATATACACTCCACGCACACGTACCCTGTGGCTGGAGAATCCATGTTTTACTCGCTTCCATACGAAGCGCGCAAAGTCGAAGCGACTGAGGCGCGCCTCAACGCCATATACGACGCCGCCAAACTTGGCCTCAAAGGCGACACGCTAGCTTTGGCCGCTGGCATGCTGCCTGTTGAGTACCGGCAACTGTGCCAGCTTGACCCCATTGCGGAGATAGCCGCGCAAAAAGGCCGCGCCGATGGCGAGATTGAGGCGTCTAAGCAACTGCACAAAGCTGCCACCGAGGGCGACGCCAAGGCCAGCTTGGCAATCCTGCAACACGTCCACGGCTGGGTAGCTAAACAGGCCATCACCATTGACGTCGATCAGCGCATCAGCATCACCGCCGCGCTGGCCGAGGCCGAGCGTCGCGTCGTGGACGTTGTGGACGTCATTGAAAACAACCCAAGTGAGCGACTTGCGTCGCGCCTAGATGCAGTCCACCAAGTACAGCGCTGAAGACGAACAAGCCCTGATGGCCCGGCTGTGGAGTCCGGCCATCAAGGACAACCCGTTTGCGTTTGTGATGCTGACGTTCCCGTGGGGCGTCAAGGGCACGCCGTTGGAACACTTCAGCGGCCCGCGCAAGTGGCAGCGCGAGGTGTTGCAAAACATAACGGTGCACATCCAGCAGAACAACGGCAAGGTTGACTTCAATACGCTGCGCCAAGCAGTGTCATCCGGCCGGGGTATTGGCAAGTCGGCGTTGGTCAGTTGGCTGGTGATCTGGATGCTGTCCACGCGGATCGGCTCGACGACCATCGTGTCGGCCAACTCTGAGTCACAACTGCGCTCAGTCACATGGGCCGAGATAACCAAGTGGCTGGCGATGGGGCTGAACAGCCATTGGTTTGAAGTCTCGGCCACGCGGCTGATACCGGCCAAGTGGTTGACCGAGCTAGTCGAGCGCGACTTGCGTAAAGGCACCCGGTACTGGGGCGTCGAGGGGCGATTGTGGTCAGCGGAGAACCCCGACGCGTTTGCGGGTGTACACAACTACGACGGCGTGCTGGTCATATTCGACGAGGCGTCTGGTATTGACGACACCATCTGGGCGGTGACGGCGGGCTTCTTTACCGAGAACACGCCCAACCGGTTTTGGCTGGCGTTCTCCAACCCACGCCGTAACACCGGTTATTTCTACGAGACATTCCACTCCAAGCGCGACTTCTGGGACACCAAGGTGGTGGACGCCCGCACGGTCGAGGGGACGGACAAACAGGTCTACCAGCAGATCATTGACGAATATGGGCCGGATTCCAGCCAAGCGCACGTCGAGGTGTACGGCCAGTTCCCTGACGCGGGCGACGATCAGTTCATTGGGGCTGTGCTGGTTGACGACGCCATGCAGCGGGAGAAGTACAAAGACCAATCCGCGCCGATTGTCATCGGCGTAGACCCGGCACGGTTCGGCGCCGACGCAACCGTGATAGCTGTCAGGCAGGGGCGGGATATTGTCAAGATAATCCGGCACCGAGGCGACGACACTATGACCGTGGTGGGGTATGTGATCGAGGCGATTGAGGAATTTAAGCCCACGCTGGTGGTTATTGACGAAGGCGGGCTGGGCGCGGGGATTGTGGACAGGCTCAAAGAGCAGCGGTACAAGGTCAAGGGCGTCAACTTTGGCAACAAGTCCAAAAACCCGATCATGTACGGCAATATGCGGGCGCAGATGTGGGGCGATATGCGGGAATGGCTGAAGACGGCCAGTATTCCAAACGATAGGTTCTTGAAAACGGACTTAATTTCGCCTATGATGAAGCCTGATTCACGTGGAACAATCTTTTTGGAGTCCAAAAAGGATATGAAAGCGCGCGGGTTGGCCTCGCCGGACGCTGCGGACGCTATTTGCGTGACGTTTGCGTTTCCCGTGGCGCACAGAGAGTACAATGACCGGGCAACGCGGCGGGTGTACACTGGTTCGGCTGAAATTGCAACTTCTTGGATGGGTTCATGAAAAAAAACGTTTCCTTGTCTGTCGGACGTGGTGAAAAACTACCGGTGTCTAAGGGCGCGGGGTTAACTGCCAAAGGCCGCGAGAAATACAACGCAGCTACTGGCAGCAATCTCAAGGCGCCAGCGCCCAACCCTAAGACTAAGGCCGACCAAGGCCGCAAGGATTCATTTTGTGCAAGAATGGGCGCCGTAGCAGCCAACGCCAAAGACGGCGAACGCGCTAAAGCAGCCCTTAAACGATGGAAGTGCTGATCATGGCTACAAA